TTTTCAGGCATTCTAACATCACCAATTGGTTTGACAAAAGTAGAATTACCTTGTTTATCATAAAATAAAATACCAAATCTATAAATCTCACTTCTTTGATAACCTGTATATTTACTGGCAAATAATGGGTCTTTATAATTATTAAATGTACCGTTATCATTTTTATCTAAAAAACCATAATGAGGTACTGTACTATGAATAGTGTCTGCAGTTTGCGAAGCAGTTGCTGAATTTTGCGCTACTGCGTTATTAAAATATTGTACTTTAGATAAGTCTAATTTTTTAGTTGCAAAAGTTACTCTTACACCTGTATCAGAAATATCAAAATTTTCTGTTTCTGCGCCTAAAACTCTTTCTTCATAACTTTTGTTTATAAAATTATGTCTTGTGTTAGACGATGAAAGTTCATGATAATCGTTACCGTGTATATCAGGATTGTTTAATCCAGTATGCGCTGTAGGAGTCCCTGTGTTAGCTGCTATTTGCGCTGCAGTATATTTATATGATTTAACTCTAAAATCACCTGGTACAGATTGTGCGTTGTTAGTTAGATTAGCGGCAAATAAACGATTATCTTTAATTGCAATATCTGCACACGTATCCCAACTTACGTGACTTCTTAATAATTCCCCTATTGATATAGATACCTTTGTTTCATTACCGTTATGTATATAAGAAAATGTAGCACTATTAATAATGCTTTCTGAAATAATATTTGCTTCAATTGCTCCATCAGCAGATAAATGCCGTATATTAATTATTTGTATAGTTTCATATGAGCTATCTATATCATTTATAATTAGACTAACTGCATTTGATGAATTAGTTTCTAAAGAACCACCTTTTTGTTCGTGATAATTTGCACTAGCATGTGTTTGTTTTACCTGTATAGGGTTAGTTATATTTGAAAGTCTAGAGGTTTTACCATCTGTTGTGGTTAACCTGTAAGCGTATGAATGAGAACCACATAGCACATTACCACCATTTATTATGCTTGCAATTTCAGGAGCTACTAATTTTGAACTTTTAAAAACATTTAAATCTCCAGCACTTTTATTTAAATAGTATTCAGGGTTTTCATTTAGATTTATTGTTCTTAATGGATTAATATTATCAGTCCAATAAATTCTATGAAAGTGTTCGTTTTCTTCAGATAGCTCTACTCTTAGTGATGTTTTAGAAGTTAAACCTAAATCTGTTCTTAGAATAGTCCTAACTGTAGATGTTGAAAAATCTGCAGAGGGAGTTATTTTAAAAATAGCGTCTAAACCACCTGCATTGGATTTTGCAATGACAGCAGCGTAATTAGAAAATTCTGCAACACCAACTACTTCATATGTATTAGTAACTGGACTTCCTAAGATACCAGTATACACATAATATTGAAAAGTAACACTTTCACCAGAACCTTGAAAAACAAAAGGTGATATTTCAATAGTCATGTTTTCTGACAACCTATCACTGTAAGATATAGTATATACAGAATTATTACCTACTGAACCAACAATGTTTAGCTTGTCAGCTACAGATGAATTTTGCAAAGCAACTGATAAACCAATAGTCATCATTGTATTAGAGTCTACATTTTGGTCATAGCCACTGCCTACACCCCAAGACACACCAGCGAATATAATACCTTGCTTAGCCTCTACTATAACTGGAGTAAAACCATCATCACCTGTTATAGTAATTTTCCACCCTAATAATTGCGGGTTTGTTAAACCAACAATATTAGCAGACGAAAGTGTTGAAGCATCTGAAAATGTTATAGTTTTTGTTGACTCTTGTAACGTTGTAAATTCTGTATTACCTTTAGCGTTTTTTAATACAAAAGAATTATCATCTCTTGTAAGCAGCCTACCATTAATTGCTTCTTTGTAACTATCTGCAGGTAAAGCGTTTGCATCTATATCTGACATCATTCCCTTAGAGAACGAATTAGGTTTTTTAGTAGGTTTTGCCATTTCTTAAAATAATTTTCTTGTTCTTAAGTCTTCTTTGTAAGGCAAAAGTGTGTTCCAATACTTACTTATATTTCTCCATTGTTGTTTCGTTGGCATGTTATCTTTACCTCTAGCTTGCGCACATTGGTAAGACCATTCTTTTTTTAAATCCATATAAACATATCTAGGTAGTTTTTGATTATAGTATTCTCTACCCTTGTATTTATACATAATATAAGAAGCAATAGCGTCTTCATGGTTTGCAGATATGGTTGGAAACCCTTCTGCATCAGTGCTAATAGCTTCGTAATGCAAATCTATTGTAGTATTTGATACATCTATATTTATATAATTACCTGAAAAATAACATCTTGCGTCGTCATACACTCCCCCAGATTCACTTACAATCTCTATAAGATTTAAAAAATCAGTAGGTAATAAAGCTTTTTTCTCAGATACATTTAACGTTGCTATTTTTTTATCAAATGTTATGCTTGAGCCTATTTTTTTTTCTGCTTCAAAAGCCCACTCGACAAAATTATGAAATTCTCTTGCTGCGTCTTGTATTCCAAGATTTCTTATAACTGCTGACACTACTTGTTTGACGCTAATTTTAGGACTACCTTTCATGTTTTATTTTTCTTTTAAATTTATTTAAAGGAAGAGCTTTGTACTTACTATACTTATATGGCCTTTCCCATACTAATTTTGTATATTCATCATTTAATATTGGAACTTTATACAAAACTAGTTCATTTATTTCATTACTTTTTTCCAAATCAACTCGAACATGAAAGGGTCTTTTATGTGGTAATCTTTTTATAAATAAGCTACCTAAATTCAAAGGCATATTAACGACTTCTTGATTAATTGCTACCTCTTCTACCATTTCATCAAGATATGCCGTTAAAATAGCTGTATAGTCTTTATAGCTTAAGTATTTATTGCCACGCTCACCCTTTACCTTTATGTTTTCTCTTACAGAGTTATAAATTTGTCTTGTTAGTACATATTTATCTTTGTATTGTTTAAATTTATTTTTTAGCTTTTTTTGCACTTACTTTCTTTTTAGGTAACGCACCCTTTTCGTCCGATTGATTATTTGGACCATTAGACGGCACGCTCATGATAACACTAAATTCTTGCTCTAAAACTTGCTTTATTAAAATAGATATTAATTCTTCAGGAATCGGGTATTGAGTTGTATCGTCATTTACGTAAGAACTTACAGTAGTTGGGTTAGAAAAAATACCGTTAACTTCTAAAAAACCATCTGATACTGCAGAATCACCTTCCCAAACGTAAAGCTTTCTATCTGCTAATGTAGCAATTCTACTATTAGAAGAAAATACAAATCTTGAACTGTTCACGAACATCCTGTCATGATGCTGCACAATAGGTAAAACTGTATAGGTAGAGTCGACTGAGTTATCATCTTTATAAGCAATACTTCTGATAGCTCTATTTTCATTAAAACCAACATAATCTTTTATAGGTGCGCCAATAGAGGAAACGTTTATATTGTCTATTTGAAAACACGAGTTAGATGTTTTTTTACCACCATCTGTATACTGCATTAATAAATTAGCTCTATGATAATGTATCATAAACTTAATTTGACGTGTAGATATGTCTGAATCATCTGAACCTACACCTCCAGAAATTAGGTTTCTAATATTGTAAGCTATTTCATTTAATGTTGCCATAGTATATTTTTATTAATAAGAAAGGGTAAAATAGGTTACCCTACTCTACCCTTTCTAGAAAGCAGGGAGCAAAAAGCATCTTTAAACTCGTCGTTCAGATATTTCAGTCTGAATCAGTTGGTATCTTGGGTCTCCCAACGTCGCCAAGACTTTTCGAGCTGATATTTGACACACTTCTTCGTGTGTATGTAAGTTTAATAGTGTTATATCAGTAGTGTACCTTAAGTACTTTACTATTAGGTTAGTAGTTCCAATTAAACCTAGAAAATAAATAAAACCTCCTTGCTCATAAGCAACAGGATTATTTTCATCAGCTTTATTAAAAGGGTCGTTACCTAAATAAGCAGTTATATCTCCTAATTGCACAATTTTAACATTTGTGTATGGTGCTTCATGATAATGTATAGCTAGTATTCTAGAATAATTAAAATCAAGCTTAACATCTGCATCTGTCGCGTCATTTTCAGGAGTTGTTATATCTAACTGTGGACTAGTTGTACCAGCAATTAATTCTGAACGAACTAATTTCTGCAACTTATCTCTAGCGTCTTGCGAAGTTTCAAACGCCATATAATATTGTTGAATGAACTCATCCACACCCATTTTGATGAATTCTTTTAACTCAGCATCGCTAAAGTATGCAGTTGTTTCACTTTCAATAATATTTCGTATTCGAGCTACGGCGTCATTTACATCCATTTATTTACTTCTTTGCAAGTTTTTTCTTAGGTGAACTTTCACCTCTCATTTCATGCTTCAAGATAGCTAAAATATCTTGATTCTTTTTTAACCAAACCATCACTTGAGATTTGCTTGTTCCAATAGCTTCTTTGTTATAAAAATATGTGTTATTTCTAAAATTTAGAAGATTAGCTTTAAGTGCTTGCAATAAAAATACTTCTAAATCCTTGTCTGGATTGAATTGTACTTCCATAAATTGTTCTGCATTAGTTTGAGCCATCATAATTATTTTAGCTCTTAGCGTATCCATATCAGAGTTCATATTATAACCTCTTAATATAGAAAAGTCTTTAACCTCAGAATCAGTCATTTTAGCTGCTACTATAATAGCTCGTGCTGAATCTAATGTGTTTTTAGTTTGCTCCTCTTCTACAGCTTGTAAATCAGTTCTTTTCCACTCTCCTGCTCTTACAGCTGGATAAGATTTTAAAAACTCATCTATTAATACATGACCTTCATTATTCATGTCTAACAACATTACAGGAGATGTAAATCTTAAATTTTGGTTTAAACCATTTACATCTTTGTAAATCATAAATTTTCCAGTTTTGTCGCGGTAATTAGCGAACTCGAAAAAATTAAAATTTTTATGAGTGTAATACTCATATCTT